AGAACGGAACGCTCAAGTTCCTGCTGGTGGACTGCGACACGAGCGGCGGGACCTATGCCGCCATCACCGGCGCGACCATTGGGACACATACTTTCGGCGCTTCCGGCGAGGCCAAAAAGACCCACGTCATCGACTGCGCCGTGGTTCCGACCCGGCCGTTCATCAAGGTGCGGTACCAGCGCGAGACGCAGAACAGCACCATCGATAACGGCTATTACCTGCTGTACAACGGCAAGAGACTGCCGGAGGCCCAGCCGACGGACATCAAGAATCAGGTGGTGGTGTAAATGTCGTTCGTAAAGAGCACTAACGGAACTGACAAGGCGTGCCTCACCAACGGTCTGACGCTGATCGTCGGCGGCACCGGCATCGCCGACATGACGCTTGCCGCTCCACAGCCCGGACACAGGGCCGTCATTCGGATTGCTTCGCTGTCCAGCGGCTCTGTCGTCGTGACTTGCCCGGCCGGCGTAACGTTTGACGGGACCAACAACACCGCCACATTCGACGCGGCAAATGAAGCCCTCTCCTTGCGGTACAACACATCGACCGCGTGGGCTATCGAGCTGAACGTCGGCGCCGTGGCGCTCTCGTCTGTCTGATGATGGTCAGACTCATTTCTCGCATGGCCGGCCCTGGCGGGTGTTACTCGCCGGGGTCGGTCATCGACTTGCCTGGACCGGAGGCGCATGAGCTTGTGGCGCGCGGATACGCCTTGAGCATGGAGCCGATGGCAGAACCACAGCCGGAGGGCGGTGAACAGAATGTTCGTGACAAAACACATAGTGGACATCACAACCGCGGCGGACGGAACCGCTAGCGGATACACGCCGCCTGTGAACGGGCGGATTCTGCAGCTTCAATACACCAAGGACGGCACAACGCCATATGACAATACCGTCGACTTCACAATCATTGCCGAGGACTCTGCGACTCCGATCCTTACTGTGAGTGATGTAACGGCAACGACGCGATATGTGCCGCGGCAGGCTACGCAATCGACCGCTGGTGTGGCCGCGCTGTATGCCGCAGACGGAACGGCCGTCAACGACTACGTCTTCATTGCCGGCGAGCGCGTCAAGATCACGCTTGCCCAGGGCGGCAACGCAAAGACCGGAAGATTCATCGTTTGGGTGGGGTGATGTGATATGGCGTACAAGGTCGTGTCCGTTACTGCCGAGCCGGTATCGCTGGCCGAGGCGAAGGACCACATCCGTGTCGATACGGATGACGCCGACCCGTACATCGCATCGCTGATCACGGCGGCGCGGGAGCTGGTCGAACAAACCATCGCCAGAGCACTGACGCCGCAAACCATCGAGCTTTACCTGGACGCCTTCCCTCCTGGGGAAATATCGCTTCCAATGCCGCCGCTGACGTCGGTCACCAGCCTGTCGTACAAGAACTGCAACGGCGTTACCACGACGTTGACGGCCAACACCGATTACCTTGTGGACGCCGACAGCCCGACTGGCCGGATCGTTCCGGCATACGGGAAGGCGTGGCCGTCCTTCACACCGTGGCCTGTCAACCCGATCAAGGTTGTTTATGTGGCCGGAACGGACGCGACGCCGCGGCCTATTGTGCAGGCCATGCTCCTGATGATCGGACACATGTATGCCAACCGAGAAAGCGGAGCAAGCGAGGCGCTGCGCGATGACGCCGTGCGGTCCCTGCTGGCGCCGTACCGCAATAGGTGGTGGGGCTAATGGCTGGGCTTGTCAAAGTAGCCGCGGGGGACCTTCGTCACCGCGTAACCCTGCAGTCGCCCACATACACCACCGACGACTCCGGCGCACATGTGCCGACGGCATGGACCAACGCCGCGACGGTGTGGGCCAAGGTAGAGCCGCTGTCCGATTCCATGCGGGCGCAGGCGGCGCAGGCATACGGCAGCATGTCGCACCGGGTGACGATCCGCCACTACAGCGCGATCCAGTCCGACTGGCGCGTGAAGTACGGCAACCGCTACCTGTACCTGGTTGGGCCGCCGCGGGATGTCGACGAACAAGGCGTCTACATGGAGCTGCGGTGCGATGAAGGCGAGGTGATCGCCTGATGCCATCATATACGTTCGAGGAATCCATCAACCAGTATCTGCGCAACACGGCCGGCGTGGCGTCGCTTGTGACGACGGGGGCGACAAAGCGCATCTACATCGACCAGGCGCCAGCGGAAGCGGCTTTGCCGTACATCGTCTTTGCGGTGCAGGGCGAGACCGTCGAAGAGACGTTCGCGACCCCGTCCAATACGCTGCGCCGTGCGTCGCTCGCCATCCAATGCTGGGCCGACCGGGCTACGACCGGGACGCTGACAGCCAGGACGATTGCCGAGGCGGTTGTGACGGCGCTGACCAACTACAAGGGGACGCTCGTGACTGGCGGCAAAACCGTATCCGCCGTGAATATCGAGTCTATCGACAGCGAGCTGGCGGAAGACGCCGGCTATGACGACCAGCGAATCGGCCGGACCGTGCGATGTGCGGTCTGGTACTACGGCTGATCGAGGGGGTGAGATAGTGCCAACATTCCTACACGGCAAGGATACACAGATTCTTGTCAACGGGATCGACCTGACCTCGTTTTTTACGTCCGTCAACCTGTCCCTCGAATCACCGGCGCTGGATGTGTCGACGTTCGGGCTGACGCCCAAGGCGTTCATTCCGGGGCTTGTGTTCAGCGGGACCGTCTCGCTGGACGGCCTATGGTCTGGCGCGGCAAACGACGCGGAGGACATCCTGCGGACAGCCTTCCTGGCCGGAAACACCGCGTACCTGTCATATCTGACCGGATCGGGGGCCGCCGGGTATCACGGCTATTATCTGCCGGTCAAACGGACGGGTCACGCGGTCACGTCCAGCATCACGGATGCGGTGCGCATATCGGTTGACAACCAGATCACCGGTGCGCCGCTCATGGGAATATCGCTCGGTGCGCTTGCCCAGCGGACCAACGCATCGCAGACATTCGCCGGTGTGGACCTGGGTGCCGGGTATACTGGGACGCTTGCCGCCGGCGCGATCCAGGTGACGCAGTTCACGGCGGGGGATTCGTCCATCACCGTGACCATCGAGACGGCGGATGACAGCGGATTCTCATCTGGGCTTGCGACTATCGTCACATTCACAGCCACCGCCGTGGGCGCCTACTCCGTTGCGGAGTCGGCGCAGACGGTCAAGCGCTACGTCCGGCTCAAGGCGGCTTGCTCCGCCGGAGAGACCATCACGCTACAGGGACTCCTGCAGGCCAGATAACAAGGAGGATAACCAATGGCTACTTTTCTTTCAGGAAAAGTATCTTCAATCAAGGCCGACGACGTTGGTGCCACACTTCGAACATTCTCCGATGTTGCCTCCAATATCCAGCTAAACATGAACATGGAGACATCGGACGTTTCTGCGTTCTCCCAGGCGTACAAGTCTTTCATTGCCGGGCAGTACAGCGGCACGCTGTCGTTCGACATTATGTATGACGCGACCGCTGTTGGATACCTTAACGCGCTATTTCTCGCCGGGACCGCGACAGACATCGAGTACAGCCCAGCCGGCGACACCGTGGAGTACGGGTTTAAGGGCATCATCTCCAGCATTAATATTTCATCTAATCTCTCCGACGCGGTGAAGGGATCTGTCACGTTCCAGATCACCGGCGCAATCGCCCTCGGATAAGGAGGCTCAATGAGCAAGGTCAAGGCGTTATTCGCGGCGGCAGGACGGCAGTACAAAGCCGTGGAAGTGGCCGGAGGAACGGTTTATATCGGGAAGCTGTCGATCGCCGACAGGGAAAAGTATACGGCCGTCATCAATGAATCGTGGAACCGGGCGATGGCGATAATCGTCCAGTGCTGCACGTATGACGACGATGTCGGAACGCGTGCTTTCGGAGATAGCGTGGACGAACTTGACGCCATCATGCAGGCGCCACAAGAGATCATCGACAAGCTGGCCAACGAGATTCGGGTATTCAACGGGGTAGGCATTGACTCCGATCCGGTCAAGGATGCTGCAAAAAACTAATAGCCCCGACCGACTTGCGCTTTCGGTTCGGCCTTGCACGCGAGCTGGGGATGACGGTCGGGGAGTTGGATCAGATGTCGCTCGACGAGCTCGACCACTGGAAGGCGTTTTACGCGCTCGAAAGGGAAGAGATCGAGCACGAGCGAAAACGGAAGGGAGGCTAGGCGGTCCTGCGTGGGCCGCCCACCCGTCCATGGCGTCAAAGGTTAAGACCAGCATTAAAATAGAAGGTATGCCGGAACTATTGAAGCAGTTCCGGGAGCTGCCCGATGAACTGCTGGAGGCGGCCAACAATGCAGCCATTCCCGTTATGCAGGCGGGTGTCCAGGAGGCCAGGGCAATCATCAAGCCTGCCGGGAGAAGCAGAACAAGCGGATCGAACCAGGCGCACCCACCCGGCTTTCTGGCCAGCAAAGTGACGGTGTTCAAGGTCGACAAAGTTAAGCGCGGCAAGCAGCGCGTGTGGACAACGATCGGCGTGCCCCATGGTGTCGGAGCGGCATACTACATCCCGCTGAACCAGGGGCATGCTGTGGTGTCTCACGGCAATAAGACGAGCAAGAAAACAACGCCCGTTCCTTTTCTGCAACGAGCTTTCAACGCAGTGAAGGGTAAGGCTCAAACGGCAATCATCAACGCAATCAACCAACGCCTTAAAACGTACAAGTAGGAGGTGCCGTCGTGGGATTTCTAAAGCAACTCATGATCCGCGTCGGCGCCGATACCTCGGCCGTTGACAAGGAGCTGAAGCGATCAGCAAAAGAGGTACAGCAATTCGGCAAGAGCCTGGAGCGCGTCGGCGCAACTATGACCAAGGCCGTAACGCTGCCGATCATCGCAACGGGAGCCGCAGCTCTCAAGCTTGGCACCGAGGCGATGGAGACGGAGGACAAGTTCAAGTTCGCCTTTGGGTCAATGGAGCAGTCGGTTCGCAAGTGGTCGGAAGCGTTCTCCGAAACGGTCGGACTCGACTCGTTCTCGGTGCGTAATACGGCGGCCGACTTCATGGTTGCGGCGAAGGGGTTCGGTATTGCTGGCGACGAAGCCGCAAAGTATGCGTCACAAATGACGGAGGCGGCGTTCGCAATCGCCGAGGTCTACGAGCAGGATGACAAGATGGTGCAAGACGCCATCATATCCGCACTTAAGGGGCGGACTACGCAGCTCAAAGAACTTGGCATCGTCATCGACGACAACACGACGAAGGCATATGCCTACGCTGCCGGGATCGCCAAGGTCGGCGAGGAGCTGAACGCGACGCAACAGGCACAGGCCATCATGGGGCAGGTGTCCATGCACGCACAGGATGAGATGGAAAAGTTCGCAGAGGAAGGTAAGAACTGGGCCGACAGAATCAAAAACCAGGTCACGGAGACATTCAAGCGGTTCGGGACATCACTCCTCGAGTCTGGGGCCTTTGATAAGCTTCTCAACTTACTGAACCGGTTTCTGCTGGTGGTTGAGGATATCGTCAACGCGTTCGCCAAAATGGACCCGAAAACGCAGGACTTCCTGATATGGGCGACGCTGGCCGGGGCTGCGTTTGGCCCAATCATAACCGGCGCCGGGAAGCTGATAGGCTCCCTTGGAACGATGGCGTCCAAGATGGCGTCGGTCGCTGGCAACGCCGGTATCTTCGCAAAGATGTCATCCGGCATCTCCAGCTTCATGCCAATGGTAGGGGCTGCTGTCGCTGGTGTCGCGGGCATGGCGGCCGGAGTCTACGCGCTTGATACGGCGCTGAACGCGCTCGGAACAACCGGGGCAATCAAGTACAAGTCAATACTGTCTGACCCGCGTCCCGACCCGGTGCAGAACCCGGAGAAGTATATGCCCTCTGGCGGTAAGGTGGCCTGGGAGGGGATGTCCGGTGGCGACTTCAAGCTGCCGGAGTGGAAGGGTTCCGCAGAGGACATGTACAACCAGAGTGTCGGGAAGTATGAGACCCTGGAAGAACAGATGGCTAGGGCGCAGCAGGTGTCCGAGAGTCGGTTCAAGCAGATGATGGCAGAGATGGAGGCCCAGGCCGAGGCGGAGAAGAAGCGCCTTAAGGAAGAACAGGAAGCCGAAGAACGCTACCAGGAGCAGCTGCGGCGGCGGGAAGAAATCATCGGCGGTATCCGTTCCGCGTTCGAATCCCTCGCCCAGTCCATGCGGGATGCCGGTCGGTCGTTCATGAACTTTGCCAGCATGTTCGAGATCTTTCAGCGGGAAACGCTCAACCCGCAGCGGCTGGTCAACCGGATGAAGGGCCAGCTCAACGCCATGATCGAGTGGCAGTCCTCGCTGGCGAACCTGTCCAAGCGGGGCGTGGCCGGCGACATCATGACGGAGCTGCGCGGCATGGGTCCGGGTGCGGTGGACCAGATCGGCGCACTGGCCCGGATGGACGACGCACAGCTCAACGAGTGGCTTTCCATGTACCGCCAGCGGCAGGGCATCGCGTCCACCGAGGGCGACAAGTACGCGACATCACAGTGGCGGGCGGATCAGTACGTGGAGAACATGACCAACACAATCAACATCACCGAGGCGAGCGACCCGGAGTACCTCGCCAACCTGGTGGTCAAGAAACTGCGACTGGCGGGGGTTCGGTGAGTGACCCGCGCAATACGGGCGGCGGCGGTCCTGGTGATCGTCGCCGTCCTTCTCATGCTGGTGCCGGAGGGAGGCGCGACGGTGGCGTATACAGTCAAGATACTTGAGAAGGGCAGCAACCTGACGGCCGTGTCCACCAAGCTGGTGCCCAATATGTTCCAGTCCATTGCGGCGGGCGGCTATACGGCCTCCAACTGCTCCATATCCATAACCGATCCGCTCAAAATATTTGTCATGACCGGAAACGCCGCCGCCACCGGATTCACGGCGCGATACCAGACATCGACGGCTTACGCGTCGGGGAAAAAGATATACCTGTACGGCAAGATGCGCACGACGGACGCCAACATCGACCGCATATCCTGGGTCGTCGGTGCGTCCACGAGCGGGTCCGCATACGGATGGACACGGGCCAACCCGGTCCAGAACACCTGGTACGACATATCAACCGTCTACACAACGCCGGCCGGGTGGTCTGGCAAGCTGTACCACGCATTCGGCCTGGACGAATCTGCCGGCTCAAACACAAAAGTGATGCAGACGCGATACTGGGTCGCACTCGACTTGACTGCGCTCTTCGGCGCCGGCAACGAACCCGACGCATCCACCATGCGGGCGT